GCAGCGGGAACGATCACTGCCCAGAGCGGTGTCATCGCCAGCATCGACGCGTCCAAGATCACCGTCGGCAAGTTGACTGCAACCCAGATCGACGCGACGAACCTGGTGATCTCCGGCGGGAACGTGAGCGGCACGGTGGCCAGCGCCACCTCGGCCACGTCCGCGACCACCGCCACAAACGCAGGCACAGTCACCGGCTCCATCGGCGCGAGTGTCAGCGTCCCGGCCGGTCAGTTGAGCAACGGAACCATCCCGACCACAACCACGATCAACGGGGGGTCGATCAAGACTGGCACGCTCGACGCGAGCCTGGTCAGCGTCACCAACCTGGACGCCGCAAGCATCAAGGCCGGGACGCTGACCGTCGACAAACTTAGCGCGGGCTTGCAGGGAACCGTCGGCCAGAAGTTCTACGACTTCGGCAACTCGGCGAGCAAGTGGGTCAACGGCCCATCCGGTACCGGCACCATGACCACCGTCAGCGTCAGCGACGCAGCCTCCGGCGGGACTGTCATGCGCTGCGTCGGATACATCCAGGGCGCCCGTCGGCCGGACATGCTCATACCCTTCGACCCGGGGGTGACCTACCGCGTTACCGCCCGGGTGCGGCAGACCGTCGACAACTCCACCCCAGGCACCAACCAGACCGTCTACGCAGGTGTCACAGGCATCGCAGCCGACGGTGTGACCCTCGTCAACATCTCCGGCGCCAACAGCACCGGCAGCCAGGCCTACGCAGCCGTGAGGGCCACACCCCTGACCACAGGCTCCGGGTGGATTACGTACACCGGATATATCAAGGGCACGGCCGCGACCGGAGACGCTGGTCCCAACCCCAACCCGACCTCGCCCATGAGGCTTCACCAGAACGTGAAGTACATCAGCCCCTGCCTGTACCTCAACTACTCGGGTGGCACAGGCACCGCCGAACTCGACATCTTCACCATCGAGGTCGTCGAGACGGGGCAGGTGGGCTCCACCAACATCAACCTGGGCAACGTCAACGCCCAGCACATCTCCCTCGGTGCAGTCTCCGGCAACCTGGTGACCAACGGCGGCTTCGAGGACACCTCCCGCACCGGCTGGACCCTCACCCAGAGCGACAGCACTCTGGCCACCACAGCGGCCAAGATTGAGATCGCCCAGGGCGGTTACCCCGCGCGCTCCGGCCAGGGCAAGGCGGCCCTGGGAGTGAAGAACACCGGCACCGCGACCGTCACCAGCAACGCCTTCCCGGTCGTCGCGGCCGAGACCTACATGCTCCGGTACTGGTACTACGGCATCGGCCACCTACACGTCACCTTTGAGACCAGCCCGGACAACGTCACCTGGACCGACCAGATGGCAGGCGTCAACGACATCACGTACAACGCCGCCTCGTACACCGAGGACATCTTCGAGGTCGCCATCCCGACCGGTGCGGTGTGGGGCCGCGTCTCCTTCCAGCAGTTGAACCCAGGCTCCTACGGTCTCTCGACCACCGCGTTCTCGTACATCTGCGTGGACGACGTCATCGTCATGCGCGAGGGCTACGGCGCCACCGACATCTCCGCTGGCGGCCTGCGCCTGTACGGGCCGGACGGCACGCTGGCCACCGAGATGACCACCGACAACGCCCACGCGACATTCGCAGGCGGTGCGGCGGCCATCGACTCCAACGGTGTCGGCACCTTCAACTCCCTATGGACCCCGCAGCGACCTGTCGGCACGGCCAGCGACGACCCCATCGGTCAGATTTGGTACCAGGGCAAGGAACTCTCCGACCTGCTGTGGAACCTGCCATGGGGAATGGTCACCTACGAGCGAGGGTGGACGGGCAGACCCACAGCCACGACCTACTACACCACCGACACGGGCATCATCGAGCTGGCCTTCACGGCCGTCGAGGGACGGATGTACCGCATCGTCGCCCGGTCGCAGTTCGACCTCAACGGCGGGACCGGTGTGCAGGAGTTGGAGACGTACGTGAACGCCTCCGGCACGACGACGGTTCTTAACGGATGCACGACCATCAACCCAAACGGGGTAAGCCCGAAGGTCACTGACACGACCATTGCTCGAAACATGGGCATGTTCTACGACGGCGCGGGCTCGGATGGCACGTGCGTGGTCGAGGGCATCATCGTGTGCTCGTCCGACGCAGGCGGTCTCTACGCGTCGAACACGGCCCTGGCTCCAGGCGATCACCGGATCCTGTGGGTAGGGGCCATCCACTCGGGCAATGCCACCGGCTGGGGTCTGCGCAACTACAGCCCCGCGCAGTCCTCGGACTTCTACGTCGAGGACATCGGCCCGGCCGTACCCGAGGGCGGCGTCTACAACACGGGCGGCGCTGCGGTCACCGCGACGAAGACGTACACCAAGACCTACAACGCGGTGTGGTCCCGGCGATTCGGTAACGCAGGTAACACCGACGGCACGATGTACCAGGGCTACTACTCCGGAACCTGGGGCACCCAGAAGTCGATGGTCGGATTCGGTACTCAGCCGTTCACAGACATGGGCTCCACGGCGAAGGTCTCCAAGGTCGAGATCTACCTATACGCCAGCCACTGGTATTACAACGGGGGCGGTACCGCGCATATCGGTGTGCACACCCAGACTGGCGTTGCGTCCGGAATGGCCTCCAGCAACAACCTGACCGTTTCATCGTGGCCGGTTGGTGCAGGCAAGTGGGTTACTTTGCCGTCGTCCTGGAATTCAGGTTGGAACTCCGCGACCCCGTATCGTGGAATCACGCTCGGTGGAGATCTCGGCTCCAGCACCGACAAGACTTACTACGGTATCTTCAGTGGTGTCGGAGACAGCCACCCGCCGCAACTCAAAATCACGTACACGAAGTAGTGAGGACGTCCCTTTAATGACCGACATCACGATCTCTATTCCCGACGAATTCTGGCCCCGAGTAGCAGCGTCCTTCCACGGCATCTACGTCGACTCTCAGTTGGGCGACCAGGAACTCCTGGAGTACGCGTTCAAGTCCTACGTCAGGGACAACTGGCTGTCGTGGGAGCAGAACGTGAACCAGAACGCTGCCTCTCCGCTCTACAACCAGGCCGCCCAGGACTACAACGCCGCCAGGCACCAGATAGACGTGGACGTCGCCGCACAGAACGATCAGGTGCTGGCCGACGGGCAGGTAGCGTTCCCCGGCTTCTGATCTGAGAACGGAACTGCAATCTCGGTAGGCATTCCTGGGAGAATGCAAGCATGCCTACCGAGATTGCAGTTCCATTTCGACTCGCGTCCGACGGGAAAGTCGCCGTCGAGACGAATCCCGACAGGCAGATCGCCCAGCATGTCAATGCGCTCGTCGGCACGCAGCCGGGGGAGCGGGTCATGCTCCCGGACTATGGAGTCCCGGTGGCCGATCTGCTTTTCGACCCTGACGCCACCTTTGTCGCGCAGGAAATCAGCCGTGCCGTGACCTCTGCATTCGACCGGTACGAGCCCGGTGTGCTCCTCCAGAGGGCCACCCCTATCCCTGATGCCTCCCAGATGTCGCTCGCCCGTATCGAGGTCGACTACATGCGCCGCGAGGCCGGGGCGTCCCCATCCAGCCTGTCGCTCCAGACCAACACCGCTGTGGTGCGTGTGGGCGGCACCGTAAGCGAGGTCATCAGTGGCTGACGTACCGGCTATCGACTACACCAGTCGGGACTACGAGGGCTTCAAGGCCTCCCTGCTGGACTACGCCGCCCGAGCCTTCCCGCAGTGGGTACCCGGCTCGGAGGGCGACTTCGGCGTGCTCATGGTCGAGCTGTTCTCCTATCTCGGGGACAGCCTCTCCTACTACGGTGACCGGCTCCAGCAGGAGGCCTTCCTGCCGACCGCGACCCAGCGACTGTCCCTGCTCCAGATCGCGGACCTGCTCGGCTACACCCCGAGCAACGGCGTCCCGGCCACTGGCACGGTCACCTTCCAGACGTCCAACCCCGGCCCTGCTGTCCTGGTGCCTGCGGGCACCCAGGTCGTCACCGACTACATCGACACCATCGACAGCCCGGTCACCTACGAGACCGACTCCGACATCCTGGTGCCGGTCAACGGTGGCAAGGCCACAGTCCCGGTAACCCAGGGAGTAACCCGCAGCCAGGTCAACGTCGGCACCAGCTCGGGCCTGCCCGTGCAGGAGTTCCGGCTGCCGGACGTGCCCGTCATCAACGGCACCGTGCAGGTCTTCGTGGACGACGTCAATGCCGCGACCGAGTGGACATACATCAACTACCTGGTGGACGCAGACCCCGAAGACAAGGTGTTCACGACGTTCCTGGACGACTCCGGCGCAGCGTGGATCCGCTTCGGCGACAACCTCAACGGCGCCATCCCCAACAGCCAGTTGACCATCTACGCGACCTATCGCGTCGGTGGCGGCACGATCGGAAACGTCAACGCGGGCGTGGTCAACGCCCTCGCGTCCTCGAACCTGCCCGGCGTCACCATCGCCCAGAACTCCAGCGGCACGGCGATCTCCTCGGCCATGTCCGGCGGTGCAGACCCCGAGACCAACGATCAGATCAGGGCCAACGCGCCGCGAATCTTCCGCAGTCAGGACCGCTGTGTCACCCTCCGGGACTTCTCCGACCTGGCACTGACCCTTCCCGGCATCGTCCGGGCCAACGCCGTCGCCTCGACCTACACCAGCGTCTCCGTGTACGTCATCGGGGCGGACGGCGGACAGCCCAACACAACGACCCTGAACAACGTGCAGGCCACCCTCCAGGCCAAGGCCCTGGCTGGTTCCACAGTCACCGTGGCAGGCCCGTCCGTGGTCAGCGTGAACGTCGGCTCGTCCACCAAGCCCATCACCGTCGAGTGCTGGCCCCGCTACTCCCGGGCCTCGGTCCTCTACGACGTGCAGCAGGCGCTGAAGAGCATGCTCGGGTTCGCCAACGTCGACTTCGGTATGCGGATGACTCTCTCCGACTTCTACAAGGCCCTGCTCGCGGTGGACGGCGTGCGCTACGTCGACATCCCCATGATCGCTCGCGCGGACGCCGCGCAGACCGGCACAGCCGATGTTGTATTCCGGGCCTGGGAGATTCCCAAGGTCGGCAACATCTCCAACATCACCATGACCGGAGGGATCGGCTAATGGCCGCTGTCTACCCGCACCAGTACAAGACGTTCACGACGCACAAGAACCTTGTAGAGGACATCGACGCCTCACATGTGAACAACCTGCAAGACGAAGTGCTGGCCATGCAGCAGACCCTGGGCATCAACCCGCACCAGGACACCACGCTGAAGATGAAGACGAACAAGTGGGCCTCGGTCGCCGCTCGTCTCGACTCGATCCAGCGCGGCAAGGGCATTCCCGTCTGCTACATGACCAAGACCTCGCACACCTTCAAGCCCGTGAAGACGCACATCTCCAGCGCTGCCGAGCGCGTGCCGATCCCGTTCCCGAGGCCGTCGGCGGCCAACGACCCCGAGGGCATCTTCAACGGCTCCTCGGTCACCGCCAACCGCACCGGCTGGTGGATAGCCTCCGCGTACTGCCGAGGCACGATCCTGCTCGAAGACCCCGAGCGCTGGCTGGGTATCGCCGTCGGCGGTAGCCGCGTCGTCTGCCACACCGTCACGCACAACTTCAACGGCTACAGCCACACGACGGCGTTCTGGCAGGGACCCGTGAGCGCAGGCAAGAAGATCGAGATGATCGAGCGCAACCCCTTCGGTGGCAAGACCTACACCCTCGATGAGATCAACTTCTCTGTCTCCATGCTCCGGGAGATGTGATCCGCCTTGGGTACATACGGCGTCTCCAAATACGGGCTCTCGAAGTACGGCACGGACATCCGGGCCGAGTTCGACGTCAGCCCGTTCACAGCCACGCCCGCCGACTACTCCACCGTGCTGCTCGACTGGGCGTCCCCGGCCGGTTCGTGGACCAACCTGCGCCTGCTGCGCAACAGGTTCGGCTGGGCCGTCAACGAGAACGACGGAGAGGTCCTGCTCGACCAGACCACCAAGTCGACGTCCTTCGTTGACAGGGGCGTGGTCGGAGGTCACTGGCTGTACTACACGATCTTCATCAAGGCGTCCGGCCAGTGGTCCCGCGCGGGCACGGTGTCCTGCCTCATGCCGAAGGACAACGGGTACACCGACCTCCTGTACGGGCTCGTGCCCGAGCACTACAAGGTCGACATCGCGCCGGGCAACAACGTCACCGACGACTCGAACACCTTGAACCCGTTCCTGCACCCGTTCCTGTCGATCTTCGGGTTCGGCTTCGACATGGTGAGGTCGTACTACGACTCCAACCGGTACACCAACGATGCGATGCGCACCCGCTTCGACAACATCTCCCAGTTGGCTACGCAGTTCGGTATCGAGTACGAGGTGTCCACCCCGGCCTACCTCTTCCGGCAGCGGGTGCGTGACGCTGCGACCCTCGGCCGCCAGAAGGGCACCCTGGAGCAGATCAGGTCCATCATCTCCGAGACGACCGGCTACGACGCCGACCTGTCCATCGGCTACAACCTCATGCTCTCCGACGACCAGGCGGACTTCGACCACCCGTCCTTCCCGCAGTGGGACGCGAGCGTGAACTACGCGGCCGGAGACAAGGCCGAGTTCGGCTCCTACCTCTACCAGGCAGGCAGCAGCGGCGCCTACGGTGCCTCCCAGATCCCTACGGGTACCAACTCCTCCAACGCCTACTGGACGGTGGTTCAGTACGGCACAGACTCCACGCTGGTCGACGCCAACGGGCACGTCGCCGGATGGGAAGAGATCTCCTTCACCGCAGGCGTCACCCCGGGCACCAACGGCGTCCTGGTGGGCATCGGCGTGCAGAACCCGACCAACCCCGACGACAAGGCGGGCAACGCGCTGTGGGTGCGTAACACCAACTCGGGTGGGTCGGTCGCCACGATGGGCGTGCGCTCAGTCGGCCGTGTCTCCGGGCAGGCGACGATGGACCCGCAGCAGCCGGTCCTGTTCGGCGTCCCGCTGCCGTACACCTGGCAGTCCTGGGACGACGACACCTACTACCAGCCCGGCGACACCGTCATCTTCCACGGCCGCGTCTACCAGGCGCTCACCGCGAGCACCAACGTCGCCCCACCGGACACGCCCACCGCGAACGCACAGTGGACGCCACTGGGCTACGACGAGCGCGTGCAGATGTGCCTGTCCGGCTACGCACAGGCGTACTCCGGCGAGCAGGTGAACGTGTACCCGTTCGTCGAGTACTACGACAACCACGGAACGCTGATCACCGCGCTGTACAGCGACGCCCTGCCCGCATACAACGTGCTCGACTCCTTCACCCAGGGATGGGTGAACTGGACGACCCGCACCTCGGACATCGGGGCAGCGTCCTGGGCCGAGACCCTTGGCCAGTGGACCTCCGGCGGCTACGGGGGCGGCTGTGCCTACCCAGTCGGTGCAACGGCGTCGATCGCCACGATCACAGGCCACGCTGACGGCACGGTGGCCGGGACCTTCCTGACCAACCCCGGCAACACCCTCAAGCAGGGTGTGGTCTTCCGGCTCCAGGACTCCAGCAACTACTGGCGGGCCGGGAGGACGGCACTCCACCTCATCCAGGCGGGCGTGGCGACCACGACCCTCAACTACTCCACGGCGTTCTCGGACGGCGACCGCATCACGGTGGCCTACTCCGGGAGCAACATCACGGTCTACCGGAACGGATCTCAGGTGCTCACGACTACCAACTCGACGCTCAGCACTGCCACCCGCGTGGGAATGGCGGTCACCTGATGCCGAACCTGACCTTCAACAACACCACGGAGTACTTCAACCAGTTCTCCGTCAGCGGCACCATCGTCGCGCGGAAGTTCACCACGTACTCCCCGGACCTGTTCGGCCTGGTCACCATCAACGGCAGCCTGGCCATCAAGGTGCCGCGCGGCAAGCCGCTGGCGCCGCTGGCCGGACAGTTCTCCGTGGACGGTGCGCTCTCGGCCGGAGTGAAGGCCCCGGCGGCTGCCTTCAAGGACTTCTCCCACTACCCCTACCAAGGTGTCGATCCGGCGCAGGCATGGATGGGCATCACCTCCGGCACGCTCAAGTCAGGGGTCGCAGGCTCCTACAGTCGTCCGTACTCCGCGTTCACCGGCCCGGTCGACTACCCCGTATCCGGCGGAGGGTACGCCTGGAAGCGGGCGACGTATGCCTCCGTAGGGTTCAAGTTCGCCAGCATGTCAGTGAACAAACACCAGATCCTGGACGCTGTGCAGTTCGAGCCGCTGTCCCTTGGCTCGTCCGGACCGAGCGCATACCAGAACGCGAGGGAACTGCGCGTCGTCATCAAACCGACACGGCTGAACTACTCGGCCAACCCGAACTTCGAGACCGGCATCACGGGAGCCGTTGCGGTCAACAGCGCGACCGTGGCCGCCGACTCCTTCTGCTGGAAGGGGACGGGCTCCTGCAAGGTCACCGCTCCATCCGCCGGGTCCACCGACGGGGGGTTCAACTTCCAGATCACCGGACTCATCCCAGGGCGCCGGTACACCATGAGCGCCCGAGTGGCCGTGGCCCAGTCCTGCGGTGACGTATACGCCTGGAGCAGCGGCAGCAGTTCCACCCCGGTCAACCACGTCTCCTTCCGCAGCGCCAAGCCGGACCCGAGCAACAAGCGCTGGCGCACGGTGTGGGCGACGTTCGACGCCAAGGCCTCCACGGTGTGGATGGGGTTCAGCGTTTCCCGCTCGACGATGACGGCAGGCCAGCCCAGCATCTTCTGGGCCGACGGAGTCCTGGTCGAAGAAGGCGGAGCGGTACGCCCTTACTTCGATGGCTCGATGGGTGCGGACTACCTCTGGGAAGCCAGCGGGACCGCGAACCTGACGCGGTCCTACTACTACGAGAACTACACCGAGCGGAGTTACCTCATCCGCACGCTGCTCGACGAGAATACTCCTTTGGGAATCACTTCAGCGGTTCCCCAATATGCCGTACTCCCGACCCAGTAACCACGAACCCGTAAAGGACAAGCATGTTCACCAACTACGCCGACGCGGCTGCCCTCGTCGTCGGCCTGGCCCTGCCAGCCATCGTCGCGCTGTTCACCCGGCCGTCGACCAACGCCACGGTCAAGGGTGCCGCGCATGCCATCCTCGCGGTCGCCACGGGCTTCTGGGCCGTCTACCAGGCCCACCCCCAGCACTTCTACTGGGCCCCGGCCGTCGTCGCATCCTTCCTCACCTGGGTGACCGGCACCGCCTTCTACCACTCGCTGCTCAAGAAGTACTCGTGGTTCTCCTGGCTCCAGAACTCCCTGATCACCGAGACTGAGAACCGGCTTCATATCTCGCCTGCCACCTTGGCCAAGTACGTCGAGGAGACGGAGGCAGTCGAGCCCCCGGCGCAGGTCAGCGGCGCCACCCTGAGTCCCGAGGCCATCGAGCAGATCGCTGTCGCCCTGCACGCTGCGCTCCAGCGTGCGGTCAAGCCAGCCCTGGTCGCCCAGGAGACCATCACCACCCAGGCGCTCCCGCAGTCTCCCCTCGGCCCGAGGTCGGTCTGACCCATGGACTGGTTCCGGCTCCTGCTGATCGCCTTCGCCACGTTCACTGCGTGGGAGTGGCTGGTCGTCGTGCTCCCGTTCACCCTTCCGGCCTGGCTTCAGCCCCTCGTGGTTGTCGGCCTGGCCTACGAGGCGCAGCGGGTTCCCGTCCCCTGGCTGACTGCTGCGGCTGCGGCTGGAGTGGTGGCCCTGCTGCACATCCCTGTCCGAGGCGGCTCGGCGGCCCCGGCGCTGCGGCTTCCTCGCAGGCATCCGGCCACCGGTCGCAGGGTTCCTGACCTGCCCTAGTTGTCAAACGCTTTGAAACCCTCGCTTGCGAAGCGGGGGTTTCTTGCTTTTAGAAGCCGTAACCGGTAACGTCTTCTCCTGTCGCCGGAAGGGCGGCAAACACACCACATCGGGAGCAGACTTGAGCAGCACTCAGCCCATCGCACTCGCCTTCGCTGGCGACGCCGCCACCGACCTGGACAACGTCAAGGCCCTGCTGAACGACTTCGTGGGCCTCGGCGAAGAGGACAAGGACGGCTACCCCGAACCCTCCGAGCGCGAGATCACGCTCATCCTCCCGATCACCAAGAAGCACCTGTCCGACGGACTGGAGACGGTCCTGGAGTGGTCCGAGTGGGCCGACATCCCGTTCGTCGCGGTCACCGACGGCGAGAAGAGCAGGGCCGTAGACAAGATCCTCAAGGACGCCGAGGAGGTCGTGAAGACCGCCAACGTCACCGCCGGGATCGTCGAACTCCTCAAGAACGCCGACAGTCAGGGTGACGCCCACGTGATCCTGCTGTGGGGCAGCGAGGGCAGCGAGGAGGCCGAACTCCTCCTGGACGCGGCCGAGGCCGCCGGGATCACGGCCAAGGACCTGACGGCCGGACTCGACGACATCTCCTTCGCTGCCGAGACCCACGCGGAGCCGGAGCCCGAGCCGGAGCCTGAGCCGGAGGCCGAGCCGGAGGCCGAGCCGGAGGAGCCCCGCCGTCGTGGTCGCCGTGGTCGTCGCGCCGAGCCGGAGACGGCCGAGCCGGAAGAGGAGCCGCTGACCGAGGACAAGCCGGAGGAGGAGCCGAAGCCGGAGCCCCGCCGTCGTGGTCGCAAGGCCGCCGAGCCGGTCGAGGAAGAGCAGCCGGTCGAGGATGAGAAGGAGTCCTTGCAGGAGACGATCGCCCGCGCGCAGCACAAGGCGCAGCAGAAGGAGACCGCCAAGCCGGTCCCGGACGCCGAGATCGACCTGCTCCTGATCCGCGCCGCTTTGGAGGGTGCCTACAACTCCTTCCGTCTGGAGGACGAGCGCAACGCGGTCATCAACCAGGCCGACGTGCGCGAGCGACCGCTGACCGAACTGCTGCGCAAGGCGCTTCATACGCTGCCGGAGACCGGCGAGCAGAAGCAGAAGGCGCCGGAGGCGGCCGAGGAGCCGGAGGGTGACCAGGAGGAGCAGTCCTCTCCCCGTCGGCGTCGGGGGCGCCCGCGTGACGAGAACAAGACGTTCGCCTACCTGGTCGACGACGAGGGCAACTACACCCGTCGTGGCCGTGGCCGCATCCCGGCCGGACAGACCGTCGTGCAGTTGACCCGGGCGGAGATCGAGGAGAAGGGCCTCGAACTCGACTCGGAGTGAGTAACGCAAAGGCCCCCGGCGCTGGCGAGGTTCAAGACCTCCAAGCCACTGCCGGGGGCCTTTGCCCACCACACCCCGAGGCCCACCACAAACCCCGAGATAGAGAGCACAGTACCATGGCGGTATCGCTTCATACTTATTGCTTCCCTGGGGCCGCCAGGTGAGCATCCTCATCATGTCGGAAGTGTTCACGCAGTCGGACACCCGACTGGCTACGCGGCTCGTCCTGCTCGCACTGGCGGACGCGGCCAACGACTCCCACCGCATGTGCTGGGAGTCCGTCGACACCATCGCGGCCAAGGCCCGCGTCTCGCGGCGCCAGGTGTTCACCGCGCTGGCAACCCTGGAAGAGCGACGCGTCGTCGAGCACGTTCCGGACGCGGAGAAGCCTGTCGAGGCCGAGCGCTACAAGTCAGTTGTCCGCCGGGTCCTTCCAGTCTCGGAATGGCTCCCGGAACCCTCCAAGGGTGCGGAATCTGCACCCCCCTCTAAGGGTGCGGAATCTGCACAGGTGTCGAAGTTTTCACCCAACCCCAATAACCAACTAGTAGTAAGAGAAATAGAGAAGACTACGTCTTCTCCACCGCGCCAGTCGGCGCGGTCGGATCCCGACGAGGCCGAAGAGACTCCCAGGCCGGGAGCCAAGGGCTGGGCAGCGGTTGCAGCACCCAAGCGAGGCGGCCGGAAGAAGTCCCGGAAGCAGGAAGCCCTGGAAAGGGCTCAGGCGGAACAGGAACTCGACCCGGCTTACGTCGTATCCCAGGCCCTCGGTGACGATGATCCCGGAGAGTCCCTGGCTGCCCGTCTCCCGGCTTCGGATGACGACCTGGCCCCTCCGGTCCGGCGAACTCCTAAGAAGCGCTCCAAGAGGCCTTCTGAGGAACTGGCGGAATTCTTCGACCACCGGGCCAAGGAAGTAGGTCACCCGGTCCCCGGCTCCACCAACCTCGGCGCCCTGACTGGGACCTTCGGCCGGTGGATGGCCCAGGGCGTCGGGCGCGAAGAGGTACGCCAGATGATCATCACCTACTGGTCCACCTCCTGGCAGCGCTCGGACAACGTGGTCGCCTGGAAGGACTTCCTCGCCGCCCGTGGGCTGCTGACCCAGCGACTGGGCAAGGCTGACAAGGTCGACGAGGTGGAGAACAACAGGTTCAACGAGGACTACTGGTCCTGACCGACCCATAGGGGCGGGTTGCTTCGGCAGCCTGCCCCTTACGCGTTCCAAAGGCGTATTCCAAAAGCGATAACTGTGGTAGCCTCCTGAACGTTGAACCCACCACCACCAGGAGGTACCCACATGGCGACTGACCCCCGGGTCCACGCCTTGCGGCTCAAGGAGTACGGCATCCCGGCGCACTACAAGCACCTGCGTCTTCATACGTTGGCGGACTCGCCGCACAAGGCCGTCTGCCAGGAGTTCGTGGACAACCTCCGGGACCACTACGTCACGGACAAGCGCCCCCTGAACGAGTACCCGGCCGACTGGAGCACCATCGGCAAGGGACTGCTGGTCGTAGGACCTCCCGGCACAGGCAAGACCACACTCGCCACGTCCACGCTGCTGGAGGTCTACTTCGGCCGCCGACTGCCCGTGGCCTGGTTGGCCTACTCGGACTACGTGAAGTTGTCCATCGAGCGGATGGGTCTCCAGGACCGGCACGAGCCCGAGGCCGTCGCCCGCTGGTGGGAGATCACGGACAAGATCGTCGCGGCCGAGAAGGCGCCTGTCCTCCTCCTCGACGACGTCGGCAAGGAACACAAGACCAAGTCCGGCTACGCCGAGGGCCTGCTGGACGACCTGCTGCGCCTGCGGCACCGCGAGGCCCGGCCGACCCTCGTCACCTCCAACGTCCCGCCGAGCAAGTGGGGGGACACGTACAACCCCTCGATGGGCTCCTTCATCCAGGGCGCCTTCACCCACATCACCGTCGTCGGAGGAGATCGCCGTGCCGCATGAGCAGATGGTCCTCCCCTTCGAGGACGAGGTTTTGTCGGTTCTCTACAAGGACGAGATCCCGGCGACGATCACCGGCCGGTTCCCCGAGCAGCGTGCGACCGCCAAGCGGCTGCTCTTCCTCGCGGTCTACAAGGCTGCCGCCCTCGGATTCCGCGTCCGCGAGCACCGTGTGATCACGGAACTCCGGCACGGACGACTTCATATCTGGCTCCGCGCCGAAGCGGAGCGAGCCTGATGCAGGGCGGGGACATAAGCAACGAGGTCTCCCCGCGCATGGTCCTGGTCTTCGAAGGACTGCTGGGCAACCTGCCCACCGCGCGAGCCCGAGCTGGTGAAGCAGTGGCCCGCCGGGCGCACCAGTGGAAGCGCGCTGTGAAGGCCTACGAGATCAACGAGCCACTGGCCCACGTCATCTGGGACACGGTCTGGCGCTACCGCTACTCGGTCGACGTCATCACGTACCTGGGCGACGAGTTCGCCGAGGCCCTGGAATGGCGCCTGGACATCGAGGGCCTGCCCATCGGCCGCGTGTGGTGCGAGGACCCCAAGAAGCTGGCCCGCCGCCTGGCCCACATGCCTGACGTCGCGGCCGTCTTCGACAACGAGAACCACCTGATCTACGGCAGCAAGGGACGCATGCTCCCGGCCGTACCCACCACCCTGATCGGAGCAATGTAGTGGCGGACTTCGAGCGCCTGCTCGTGTCCCGCGTCATCCAGGACAAGGACCTGGCTGTCGTCGCGGACGCGGGCATCACCCCCGACTTCTTCGGAGACCCGGACAACAAGTCCGTCTTCAAGGCGATCCTGCGGCACAAGGGGAACTACGGCGAGGTCCCGAGCCTCACCACGATCAAGACCGACTTCCCCACGTACCGGTTCGTCAAGGTCGAGGACAGCATGGAAGTGCTGACCGACCGGCTGCGAGAACTTCATACTTTGGCCCTGCTGGAGCAGGGCCTGGCCGACTCGGTCGACGCACACGAAGAGGGCAACGCCACCGCCGCGATGGAGGCGCTGGCCCGCACGCTGGCCAACATCGCCTCGGCGGTACCCAACGCCCGCGACACCGACCTGACGGAGACGGGCCAGGAACGCCTTGCGCGGTACCTCACGCTCAAGGACCTGCCCGACGGGCTCCGGGGTATCCCCACCGGCTTCAACACGATCGACAGGGCCACCCAGGGCCTCCAGAAGGAGCAGTTGGTCACCTTCGTCGGCCCTCCGAAGGCTGGTAAGTCGACGCTGCTTCTGCTGGCCGCCATGGCTGCCCACCTGCACGGCGAGCGCCCGCTGTTCATCGGCTTCGAGATGAGCAACGAAGAGCAGGAGGAACGCTTCGACGCCATCCGTGCGGGGATCTCCCACGCCCGGCTGCGGAACGGAACGCTCAAGAAGACCGAGTGGGACAAACTCGAAAGGGCCCTCCGGGAACTTGAGGCCATGCCCTCGTTCTTCCTTTCCTCGGACTCCATGAATGCGACCACGCTTACCGGTGTGCAGTCGAAGATCGATGCCATTCGGCCGACGATCGTATTCGTGGACGGCATCTACATGATGCAGGACGAACTCGGCGAGGCTCAGGGATCCAGCCAGGCGCTTACCAACCTCACCCGAGGATTCAAGCGCATGGCGAAGAACCTGCAACTCCCGATCGTCATTTCCACGCAGGTCCTGGAATGGAAGATGAACAAGAAGAAGGGCATTACCTCCGACTCCATCGGGTATTCGTCCTCCTTCGCCCAGGACTCCGACGTGATTCTCGGTGTCGAGTCCACGGACGACTCGAACATCAACAAGATCAAAGTTGTCCTGGCCCGTAACTGCCCGCCTCTGGAGACCTACTGCCAGTGGGACTGGGAGACCGGAAAGTTCGAGGAACTGAACGAGGATCCTTTCGCCATGGAGGAGGAGAACACTGATGGCTACCAGGGTTCGTTCTAAGGCGCGCGGCTGGGACGCAGTAGGAACTCCGGTTCCCGGCAACGTCACCGCCTGCCTGGATGAGATTGGCCTGGATTACAAGGTCAGCGGCGACGAGATTCACATGCCGTGCCCGATGCACGAGGCGCGGACCGGAAAGAAAGACAAGCACCCATCCTTTTCCATAAACTACGACGCTGGGTATTTCAACTGCTTCTCCTGCCGCTACCAGGGCCCTTTCGTGGTCCTCGTGAAGGACATGCTCGACCTCCCGTACGGGGACGCGGTCGCGTGGGTCCGGCAGCGGGGCGGGATCGAGCGGGTCAAGAAGTTCCTGGCGAAGAAGGCTGACCCCAAGACGGTCGACACGACCAAGCAGATCAACGAGGCCAGCCTGGCCCTGTACGTCACCCCGCCGCTGACGCCCTGCGCCGAGCGGTTCTTCATGCCGGAGGACGCGGAAGCCTGCGGCGTGCTGTGGGACACCGAGCGGGAGATGTGGATCATCCCGGTCCGCGACCCCGACACGGGAATGCTGTGGGGCTGGCAGGAGAAGAACGAGCGGTACTTCCGCAACCGGCCGCCGGGCATGGCCAAGTCGAAGACGCTCTTCGGACTTCATACCTACGACGACGACACGGCCATCCTGGTCGAGTCTCCTCTGGACGTCGTCCGGCTCCGGGCCTGCGGTTTCAAGGCCGGTCTTGCCTCCTTCGGCGCCGGAGTCTCCGACGCCCAGATGTCCCTGATCCGGGACCACTTCGACTCCGTGATCATCGCGCTCGACAACGACACCGCAGGCGCCGAGACGTGCAAGCGGCTGCGCGAGGAGTGGACCGGCCGAGGCCTGTCCCTGAAGTTCCTGGACTACTCCGGCACCGCCTGCAAGGACCCCGGCGACATGGGGGCCGACGCCCTCAAGAACGCCGTCCGCAACGCCTACTCATCCGTCATAGCGAGGTTCTGATGCACCCCATGAACAACCGGCTTCATACCTGGGCGGAGGCCGCCAATGCTTCCGCCTGATGGCTACGAACACCTGGGACAGTCCTTCTGGGACCGCGTCCAGCCGGACCCGGACACCGACTGCCTGATCTTCCAGTCCACCGCGACCCGGCCCACCTACAAGGGCCAGAGCCTGCTGTCCTTCATCACCGGAGGCGGCAGCCAGAAGCACCGCGCGTGCACGCGACGGATGTGCGCCAACCCGGACCACATCCAGGAGGGCCACTACACCCCCGGCGTCCCCTTCGCCCGGCGCCCGCGCACCAGCAGGCAGTTCGATCGGCAGTACTCCCAGTGCTGACCATCGACCTGCACACGTACCAGGAGTCCGCAGTGGACCGCGCCGTCGAGCGCGGTTCCCTCCTCATCGCCTACGAGATGGGCCTGGGCAAGACACCGATCGCCCTGGCCGCCATTGAGGAGTTGATCGAGAAGAGCGAGGTCGAGACCGCCGTCATCGTGGTCCCGGCCTCGCTCAAGTACCAGTGGGCCAAGCAGATCGCCAAACTCACCGACGTAGCCACCCGAGTCATCAAGGTCCGCGAGGACGGACAGACGCAGGAGATCACCGTGCCGACGGAGGAGTACTGCATCCTCATCGACGGCGACACCAAGAAGCGTGCCGGTCAGTACGTCAAGGTGAAGACGTACCGGCCGGACTACGTGATCATGGGCTACGAGAACGTCGTCAACGACTGGAACTACGTACGCCGGATCAAGCCGGAGTGCATCGTCCTGGACGAGGCGACCGCCATCAAGACGTTCAAGGCGCAGCGCACCCGGAAGATCAAGCGGCTCACGGCGCCGTACCGCTACGCACTGACCGGCACTCCGGTGGAGAACGGGCGGCCGGAGGAACTGTTCTCGATCATGCAGTGGGTCGACGACGAGGTGCTGGGCCGTTTCGACCTGTACGACAAGACCTACATCGTGCGGAACAAGTTCGGCGGGGTCCAGCACTACAAGAACCTGCCTGTCCTGCACGCCAAACTGGCTGACGCCATGGTGCGCAAGACCCGCATGGACGAGGACGTCAAGCCGTACCTCCCCAAGGTCCAGGAGAGCACCATCCCGGTGAACCTGGACGCCAAGACCCGCAAGGCGTACAAGCACATCTCCGCCGACCTGCTGGCCGAGCTGCACGCTCTCGGCCCGAACACCTCGGACTTCGACCTGTTCGCCCACTACCACGGCGGTGAGACGCCGAACGAGAACAGCCAGCAGGGCAAGATCATGTCTCGCATGCAGGCGCTCGACATGCTGCTGAACCACCCGGACCTGATCATCACGTCCGGGCAGCGGTATGAGGAGAGCGAGCAGGCGCGGCAGGGCGGAGCGGAGAAGCAGACCTGGCCGGGCTCGAAGTACTGCTACGAGGTGTGGCAGTCCGGGCTCCTGGACGACGTCACCGCGACCCCGAAGTTGGACGCCGTGGTGCAGTCGATCGAGGACATCCTCGCGGTGCCGGGCAACAAGGCCATCGTCTTCTCGGTCAACCCCGACATGCTCGACCTGATCAACGACCGGCTGCCGGAGGGTGTGGCGGTCACCTACACGGGTCGGATGAGTGCCGGGGCCAAGGCGTATGCGGCCAGCCGGTTCGAGACGGAGGAGGGCTGCCGGGTGTTCCTGTCCAGCCACGCCGGAGCGTTCGGCACGGACCTGTGGATGGCGAACTACCTGATCAACTACGACCTGGCCTGGAGCAGTGGCAAGCAGGACCAGATCAACAAGAGGCACGACCGGGCGTCCAGCCTGTTCAAGAACATCTACGTGCTGAACGCGATCACCCAGGCCACGACCGAGCCCCGTAAGTACGCCATGCTCGCGCACAAGCGCAGGGTGGGAGCGGCCATCACCGACGGCCGTGGTGCGGACGACAAGGGGCGCATCGAGAACGACCTGGTGAGCCTCACGCAGTGCCTGGAAGCGGCGTAACTTCCAGGATCTCACGCGGGACGTCGAGTGGTTCTAAAGCCGTAATCGCATGTCAGTATCAAGCTATGCGAGAAGAACCACTCGACGTCCTGCTCCGTGAGGGGCTGGAGGATGTCATACGCCCTCCCGAGGAGCAGGAGGACTGGGATCTGACCCCCGTCCGCCTGGCGCTGCGCGGTGCCGTCGCCGACCGCTGGTGAAGTTGTCAAACGGTTGGCTGAAACTCGTTGACATGGATGTGCGGCGAACGTAGTGTCTTCCTCACAAGGCCTCGAACAGAGGCTCGAACAGAGGAGACCGAGATGACCACCATCGCCGAAGCTCTGGGCATCACCTGGGCCGCTCCCGTCACCGAGTCGCCGGAGTACCGGCTGACCTACCACGCGCAGAAGCAGGCCGCCGCCAAGGGCTGGACCAGCGAGGACGTTCTCCTCGCGGCCGACAAGCCGCTTCATACCTACCCCTCGGCCCGCGTTCCCGGACAGTGGCGCCACGTACGAGGGGACATCGTCGCCGTCATCGACCCGGCCGACCGCCGCGTGGTCACCGTCTACCAGGACGTGGCCGAGACGGACGTCCGCATGGATCAGTTGGACGACGACGCCCGCGCCTACGCAGCCCGGCGAACGGTTCGGATGGATCCGAAGAAGCCGTAACTAGGAATCGACAACTGTGAATCCGTAGTGTAGAGTCACTACTCGATCCACCAACTACCCCGGAAGAAAGAGAGCCCCGCTCTATGGCTACCGTGCCCCGGCGCACCACCCGCCGCGTTGAGAAGCCCATCAGCCTCGACCCTGAGACCCCGGTCGAGAAGGTCCGCCAGTTCCTGGTCCTGAAGTTCCAGGAAACCCAGGTCGTGACCCGCAAGAACCACCTGCGCGACGAGATCAGCGCCTACGTGGACGAGAACGGCGAGGTCGACGAGAAGGGCTCGAAGTTCTGGCGACTCCCGGCCCCCATGGAGGTCAACGGCCAGACCTTCACCGAGATCAAGCGCGAGAAGCGCACCTCGATCGGGCTGGACGAGGACGCCGTCGACACCCTGGTCAACGCCAAGGGGATCCGGGACCGCGTCTTCA